CTGTTATGAAAGAAAATGAAATTACTCTAACCAACACACACTTTTGTCTATATGATTTCAAGCATTTTCTTTTTCAAATCGTATATCCCCATACACGATACCTAAGACTTTCTTAGGTAAAAATATTATAAGTAATAAATAAAATTAGGTGGTAAAAAAATTTTTTTTCTTGGCAGCAGTACTGCCTCACTTGCGTGAGGCGTGTACCACACAAACAAAGAAAGGAGGGCTATGAATTATTTTACCCTACGAAGGGTTGATAAAGACTCATATGCCTTTCTTGATACAAAAAGTATACCACATATTGTATATAATCAAGTAAATCTATGGGGTTTCTGTGTGACTGCTCGTAGGCGAAAGGAGGAAACTCCTACTATACAAAAACCCCATTACCTAAATACTAGCATTTAAATCAAAAGGTGTTATAGTAAGAAAACAAGCAAGGAGTCCTTCCTGCTTTTAGAAAAGGATTCTTGACCATACTTCATTAAATAAGTGGATTAGCAGGACCATGGTAACTAGCGTGATAGGCTATTACTTCACATATTTAAATGTTACTGATTTTAGTTCATTCTGGTTTTGGGAGGGAGTGACACAGGGTTAGAACCACTCTACATTACTAATTATTATTCACAATCAATAAAGATAGTGAAATTTTTTTCACAATCTTCTTTACTAGTGAAACATACTATATTTAGTACACCACTATATGTAGTACCACAATATATAGTACACCCTTTAACAGCATATTTTTTGAGGGTACACATCACATCACAAGGGGGTCAACATTAAACCCCCCCATAATAAACGCAACATAATATGTATTATAGGACAATGACCCCTTAGAAACATTGGGCTTATTCTGTATCTATATAACCCTATTCTGTGACCATATAGGGTGACAATGTACCTTGTTTAAACAAGAACTAGAGAGGGATAGCCTGTTAAGATATTTCAAATAAATACTTTGTTTAAACTAGGGATGTAGTAAACTTGTATTAACAAACAAACAAAAGAAAGAGGGATAAAAATGAATCAATTACTAGCTAAGAATCCAGTACATTTGGAACACTTAGATAAATCAAAATTGAAAGCCGAAGAATACTTGCAAAAGTTTGGTGAGTACATTTTAGAAATTGGTCATGCATCTGGATATGGTGACAAAGCTAACACTGGCAAAGGTATCCAGATTCACATTAGTGATACAAGAGGAAGAAAGAGAGTAACCAATAACCAGACTGGTTCTCATACTATCGGCTTATGCTATCCAAAAGGATGGGCAAACGATGACTATAGAAAGATAGAGATAGATAGAGAACAGAGCGATACATTAAAGGTACTTGAAATAGTAGCCCATGAGGTGAGCCATGCATTACTTGATGAGATGCAAGGTCATAAAGGTAACTTTCCAAAGTTGGTCTTTAATGTGTTTAAACTGGGTGGGGTTGCAACAGCAACAAAACCAACAACACAGTTTAAACAACTAATTGAAAACTGGTTGGAGATGTATGGTCTTTATCCTCATATTGCATTCACAGACAAAAGCCCTAAGCAAACAACAAGAATGGTCAAGATTGCTTGTATAGATATGGGTTGTGGTGGAGCAACTAAGAAAAGTTTAGAGCAAGGTTTAGGAACTATCTTTAGACTTTCAAGTAATGTTGTAATGAGGAACGCAGACCATCTCTGTTGCCCTGTCTGTGGTGGTGAGGTATCCATAGAATCAGAGGTCACAACAGACTTATACAAATAATTACTAACCCCTTAGTAAGCAAAGAACCCTCTTCGGAGGGTTTTTTGTTACCCTCTATTTACACGATACAAGCGATTTAAGAGCATCAACCCCCCTTTAGCTACTGTCTACCAGAGTTGTCATATAAAGCCCATATAGAGCCATTTAGGACACACTATATATAGTGGTATGCAAATTACTGTCACCTTGTTTAAACAGATATCACATTGTCAAGGATTATTTTTAGATTTGTTGTAAATAATTGTTTGCATATATCTAGTAGATGGTAAGGTTATTAGTAACAAACAAGAAAGAAAGAGGGATAAATTGAGAGCAAGTAGCAAACAATTAGAGCAATCAGTTGATGCGTTAAATTTCGTGGTCAATGGTGAAAAGAAAATCTGGTCTAAGGATTCAGATGGAAACCTAATATCTAAGGTTGGTATGTTTAAACTAGACAACAGTGATGTTGGCTATCAACTAACAAAAATTGTTAATGATGGTGGAGGAGAAACAGACCTAAGCCCAAGAATGAAAGCAGGAGAAATGCACAAGTTTCTTACAGGATTATTTTTGGGTATGGATATACAAAAGAAAATGCAAGAAGAAAGTGAGGTTGTTTAAACATGGCTTTGACACCAGAACAGAAAGAAGAGTTGCTTAGGAAAAGGGCTATGGAGTTTTTTAATGACCCAGAAAACTTTGAAGAAGATTTAAGCACAGAGATATTAAAAGTGTTGGAGGAACAGTTGGAAGATACTCACCCCTCAACAATAGAGAAGTTGCACATGTTAATTATGCAACTAATACAAAATGAGAAAGGAGTTGTTTAAACAATGGACAACACAGAAATAAAAGAAACAATAACAAGAGGACAAGCTATGGATATAGCAGATGTTCAAAAATTTAATGAGGATGTAAAGTCTGTTAATGTTGGTGGGCAGAGTGAGAACCACGACAATAGCAGAGTAAAGCACAACCCTAGAAAAGAAGTTGACTTTAGTGAGAAGATTGACTTTGTAGATATGAATATAGATGGTATCTACTCTTTCAAGGAGGACTCGTTTAAACAGGGTTTCTATGTTACAGACCAAAGACATGGTTTAGGGATTAGCGTTAATGGTTACGCATCTGTAAGAAGTGACAACAGAAACAGAGGAAGACAAGAGGGAGGTTTTAGTATTTATTTTGATAATAAAGAACAGGTAATCTCTTTCGCTAACAAGTGTCTTGACATGTTGCTAATAGCAGAGGAGAGAAAAGCCCTTGATGAAAGATACAAAGGTAATTGGAATGATGGGAAACACCCAGACATTTACAAGCACTTTCCAAACATGCTTAACAAAATCAAATGTGAAACTGGCAGGTACTATTGGGATGCTAGTTTAAACAAGGCAGTAGAAATCACAGATGATACAGACCAAGACATATTAGATGCACATCCTCACAGGGATTATGATGAAAAGGGAAACTTTGAACCAGACTGGAGGAACGAGTCAGCAGAAGAGCAACTGTTAGGTCTTCAAGCAGGTATGGATTGTAATTGGGATGGTGAACTATATCAGGGAATCAACCTAGCAGAAATTCAAACTGGTGTTGGTGGAGGATATAGAAGAGAGGGTATCTCACAACACAAAGGAAAAGACCCTAACGACAAGAGAAGAAAACAATGGACAACTAAATTCTACATGACAGATGGAACTGTAGAAACCTTAGTAGGCTATTGGGCTATGACTAACGCAGGCACTATCACAAGAAGAGAGTACTTAGAAAAGTAATACAAGGTAGCAAGGTAGGAGGATTTATCCCATCCTCCTCACCTTGTTTAAACAAGGAAGGAAAACAATGGAAGAAGAATACAGAATACACGAAGTAATTATTTCAGATAGCAAAGGCAATCTATTTAATTATCACAGTGATTATATGAACGAGAACTTTAGTTACGATAAGGAAGTTGACCAGATAACAGAGTATGTACCAACACAAGTACAAGTAATGTTAGAGGACAAATTACAAAATGCTATTGAGGTTGCACAACAGTTGTGGCAGTGTTTAAACAGAGGTTACACATACAGTGAAGCAAAGATTCACATGAGAGCATTTAGAGATGGGCAGACAACTGTTAAAGAGCTTGTAGTAAAAGACAAGGAGGAATAATGTCTGATATTACTCTTATTAAACAATTAGCACAAGCAGTAGCTGAACTAGACAAGATATTAGAAGAGGAAGTATTTCAAAAAACTTTTTGTACAACTTGTGATAAAGACACAGTGTCTAGCAAAGCAGATTATCAAAGTGAATTTACTTGCAACACCTGTGGAAGTGAAGTTAAGGAGGTGAATGATGCCTGATTTAATTGAACGATTAACGATAGATATAATTACTGAGGATTGTGGAGGAACTTATTCTGCACTAGACCACATATACGAGTGGGTTGAAGAGCATGGTAATGGTCAGCACATAATCAGTAGCAAATCAACAAGACTTAAATTAGTAGAAGACAAGTAGTTTAAACAAGGTGTAGGATATTTCATTGTTTGACCTACACCTTACCTCTACAAAAAATTATTATTGTCTATGCAAATAGACAAGGAGGACAGTATAATTAAACATGGATTGACATAGGAGAACTATGATATATCAAGTAATAAGTGTCAGTTTGTTTGGTGGAAACATGACATGGGAGTTTGACAACGAGCATGATGCAAAGTGCAAGGTGAGAGAACTCAGAGATTATGGAAGTATGTTTATAGTGAAGATTCAACAGATAGAATCTTCTAAGTAAACAGTACTAAATAGAAGAGGAGGAATTAGCTATGGCTAATATGTTTGATGACCCCAAATCATTAAAGACATGGGCTATCAAGTTAGCGAATGCTTGTGGTGGTCAAAAGGTGGAGAAGTCTATTATGTTGACAAAGACTAACCCCCAAAGACTCAGAGAATTATTAGATGAGTTTGTCACTGACCATAATGAGAACACTATTAAAATAGCAAACGAAATAAACGAACAAGAAAAGAAAGAGGAGGAGTAATGTTAGATTACTTATGGATTCCAGTCCTACTAATTACTGCACTGGTAGTAACCATCATGGCTTTAGTTGTGATAGTTGCAGTAGTTATGTGGATATGGGATAACAGACCAGTCAGATATATAAAGTTAAGTAATGATGCAGTTGACTTTATAGATGATTTACAAAGAGATATGTACAAGAATGATTTTTATGAGGATGATTTCAATGAGCGTTAATATAGAAATGATGATTACAAAACTACGACATGTACAAGCAAAGATAGATTTAAAGACAAGTAGTTTAAACGACCTTCACAAAGAAAGAAAAAGTGTCATTGTGTTTTGCTACAGTAATGGTATGTCAGCAATAAATATCGCACAAGCATTGAACATGACACGACAGAGGGTCTACAAGATACTTGAAGAACACAAAGAAGAGGAGGAGTAATGCCTAAGTTTGATTTAAAGAACTACGAAACAGTAGAAGATAGGCTTAAAGTTTTTTGGAAAGATTATCCAGAGGGCAGAATAGAAACAGAGATAATACACATAACACCAGATGGTACTTGCGTAACCATACAGGCAAGTGTGTTTAAACAGGGTGAGGATGCAAGACCAGTAGCAACAGGAATTGCACAAGAAACAAAAGGTCAGGGTGGATTTGCTAATGCTGATGCGTGGATGGAGAACTGCGAAACATCTGCTTTGGGTAGAGCTTTGGCTAACTGGAAGTATCAAGGAAGCAACAAACCTAGACCATCACAAGAAGAGATGAAGAAAGTACAGAAATCTAAACCTAAACAAGAGGTTGAGAAAGTAACTGAGGAATCTATCAAGAAGTTTGAGGATGATATTGGTTACAAAAAAGAAGAGGGCAAGAACGCAAAGCAACTTAATTCTGTAATTGCAGGGTTTGGATTAAGCGAAGATGTTGTTAATACCTACAAGGCACAAGCCTTTAAAGATTCTAAATTACCTAAAGATGTAGAGTCATGGAGTAATGATGACATAGGAAAGTTTTTAGATTTGTTTGAGAAACTAACACAGAAAAAAACTAACCCTGTTGAAGAAGTCTTTGGTATAGAAAAAGAAACTGTTATACCTACATGCCCTGAATGTAATAAGTCAGAGTGGATAGAGGACAACAGAGAGAAGAAACAAAAGAATCCAGAACAGTTCGGTAGCATACCATCTTGGTCTTGTAGCACTTACAAAGGTAATCAAGGTTGTGGATGGGTAGCTTGGGGTGATACAGACTGCCCTAAAGAGTGGCTTTAGAACAAGCAGGTGGTAGTAGTTTAAACAACCTTATCAAAAAAATAAAAAAGAGATATCCTAATTATAATTTTGATATACCACCTGAACCAGACAGAGAATGTAAAAGTAAGTTTGACTGTAAAGGTCTAGCTAACATCACATATACAGACATAAAAGGAGATACATATTGTGGTAAAAGATACAAACAAACCAGTGAAGACAACCCATACAAATGGGAATACAGAGAGTGTCATGCACTCCTCAAAGAAAAAAGACAAGGAGGAGAGCAAGAAGAAATCCCATTCTAACATTGGATTTGATGGGTTATTGAGAATATTACATTCACAGGAAATAGACACGAATGACTGGATAATAGAACCTATTGATAAAGATAAGGGTGGAATGAACTTTGTATTACCAAATACGCAAGGTGAAATATATCTTACATGGTTAGACATGTACCAAGTAGATGTAACATTTGTACATACTAAGAAAAATTATAATGAGTTGGTTACATTAGCTACATTAGAAGTATTACTTGCAACTATGGAAGAACAAAGACAAAGAACTGTTGCAGGTATTAGAGATATGTTAAAGGAAAAGTTTAGTGGGCAGTAAATACACAGACTCCTACGAATCCAGAAACTCAGGTGAAGACATGGCAGACCTTGCTATGCAACGACATCTAAAAAATAATAACTGTATTGAGTATGTAGATTATCTAAGGATAGGAACAGACCCAAAGGAAAATAAACTAGATATGTTTTGGTATGCAACCAAGATACTTTTAGTACCAGACTACATACTTGTGCGTAAAGGTTTTATATTTTTTATTGAGGTCAAAGGAACTAACAAATTAAAAGCTGAAGACTATTACAAGATACAAGAGATGGCTTTCAAAGGTTCTAAATATAAGGAGGTAAAGGTAGGAATTATGTACTTTGCCCACAAGGATGCCGAACCTGTATGGATAGACCATAACAAATTGTATGACTATTGGATAGACCCACGCATACCTATGAAGTATTATCCAGAGTTAGATTTTCAAGGTAATAAAAAAGCATACAAAGAAATACCTTTATAATATTTTTAGATTATCCCAACCTTTTTTGTTTACTGTAAATGTAAGTACACCAGGGTGCGACCACATACCACTCCTTGCAGTGAAATCAATGGACTTATCTAAACTAGGAGATTGAAACCAAGTCCTATCACCTTGTTGCTTTGCACGAAAGTGATGGTAGTGACCTGTAATAAGAATCTGACATTCTCCTGCAGGAAGAAAGCCATACATCTGACCCTTCCACCAGTTCTCTATTTTGTTTTCTGGATTACCAGAACCAGAGGTCATGTGACCATGTGTCCAACCACAAGTAATACCTTTTATATCCATAACTTGATGAAAGCCATCAGGTATTTTGACTGATACATTTTTATATCTTTCTGGATTAGCTTTCATTATCTCTTCACATATCTGCAAGTGCATAGTGTCTGTGTTATCTAATCTGTTAGTAACAACTTGACCTTTCTGTGACCGAGATGCTTCTCCATGATTTCCTGGACATCCTGCCAATGTTAATTTATCTGCATGAGGTAGGAATGTTTCTATGGTTTTCATTATCATAGACCTAGCTAACGCATACTGTTCTATCATTGTCAGTTCAATATTAAAAGGTTGACTGTCATAGAATCCATAACAGTTTTCTGTAAGGTCACCTAGACCTATCATGTATATCTCATCTATTAAGACACCTGACTTACGCAGTTCTTTTATTCTATTTACTGCATCTTGTAGTGCTATGTCATATCTTTTGATAGTGTTCTCAACACCATAATCTTTTTTTCCGAGTTGCCAATCTGCCATAAAAAACAAAAAAGCAGTGTCACCTCCATGTGTTTTAAATTTTAATGGTGGTTTCCTACCTGCTTGTTTAAACAGTGCTTGAAAATACTTATCTTGTCCAGGTCTTTTCTTTTTTACAAGTCCTTTAAATGCAAAAAATGTTTCTGTTCTTCCACCTTTTAATTGAACTTGCCATGAAGATGACCTTACTGTACCTTCAATCTCGTATAGTTTTGGGTCATAGCCCCATTGTCTGAGTATCTCATCAAACTTATTGTTGTAGTTTGGGTCTGTTCCTACATGTGTGATTTCACCTTGACCAGTCTGGTCATTAATATCTACACCTGGTTTCCATCCAGACTTGTAGAAGTTGTTACCCCATTCTTCTGGTACTTTAGGCATGATACCTCCTTTGCCCTGTCAATACCATTATACAGGGCTAAGAAGACAATATTTCTATTTAGATATTTGTTTTTTAGCGTATGTCTTGACAACTGCTAGTGCAGCACCACCACCTGCTAGTGCAGCTAACTGAATTGTTTCAGCTTCTACACCAACTAATGGGGCAACTGTTAATGCACCAATGAACGCTTCAATGAAGGTCCAGGCAGTTCGTTCAAGCATATCTTTCAAGTCATCACTCATCTTGTAACTCCATGCTTCATTCCAAGGAGTCCACCATAAGTCCTTCTTAAACTTACCCTCTTGGTTTCTTCTTCTATTATTTTTTTCAAATAAATCTGACACTATTCTATTACCTTTCCACTAAGTTTTGATTTAATTGTTAAAACATTTCCATTTATTTCCTGCAATTTTTCATAAACTGTGGTAGCTAATACTGTGTGGTCTTTTGATGTGTTGTCTTCATCACCTTGTTTAAACAAGTTGTTAATTGTTGTGTATTCTATGGTTACCTTTTTACCTTGTAATAATTGTCCTGCTACTTTCGCATACATTTTCTTGTAAGCTAGTGTGCTTGAACCTATGAATCCATCCTTAGATACTTCTAAGTCTTGTTGTGTTTCTCCTACAATTAAACAACCTGATGTATGCTCATCAGTGTTACCAGTATGTATAAGTATGTAAGTAAAGTTAGGTACATCTTGTACATGTAACATACCATAATGTGCGTTCTTATATCTTTCTGAATACTTAGCATGAAACCCACCTGTTTTTCTAAAATTTAAGTCGTATGTTCCCTCTGGTATACATGTTTCGTGCATTACTTTTACTGCTTGATATTGGTCTTCTAGTGTATAACATTCAAAGATACCATCTATAAACAGCAAACCATTCGTTGCATCTGTTCCGAATTGTGTTCTTACTACTGTTAGTTTCATTTCTCCTCCTATCTACTTGGATATTTACAATTACAAATAGATACATTTGTATACCCATTTGAATGTAAAAATGTTCTACAATGATTATCTAATTCATCATCTATGTCATCCATTATAACACTGTCAAACCACATTTTTTCCACCACAGCAACCACTTCCACAGCAGTCCATATAAACTCCTAATCTCTAAAACTAATTGTTAATAACCAAACAGCTAGTGTAATTATAGTAGCGAGTCCTGTGATTTGTTGAGCAGAACCAGTTAAAGTCAGTGTAGCAATAACCAAACCAACCAAAGTCCAACTAAGGTTAAGTGTTTCTTTTATTGCTGCTACAAACCAGGTCCATAACTTCTTTATCATAGACTTCTCCTAAATACAAAAGCTGCCATACTAGCTATTCTAGTCAGAATAACTGGCACTACCACCTCTTGTGCTTTTTCTTTTTGGTCTTGTGTCATATCATCTCCTATATTGCTAATAGTTATACCTTCAAAATCTAAATCTACAAAAGTTTCTATTGGATTTTCTAAAAAGTTTTCATATTGTACTTCTGTAACAACATCAGCGAGTGTATAGTTTTCTACATCTGCATTCTCTACAGCTCTTTCAACATACTCTTCCACAGCTTCAGCAATAACCTCATCTTCTTTTACTGCTTCAGCTATTATCTCAACATCTTCAGTTTGTACTTGGAGTACCTCTGCCACCACCTCCACCTGTTCCTCTGTAAGTTCCTCTACATTTTCTATAGCTTCTTCAACTACTGCTTGTACAACTTCTTGTACTTCTTCTGTAGCTTGGTCAAGATTTTGTACACCAATGTCATTAACTTCTTCTATAACTTCTATAGCTTTTTCGGTAGTTACTTCTTCTATAACTATTTCTTCAATGAACTCTTCTAGTTCTGCAACCTCTTCTTCAACCACCTCTTCAGTAAGTACCTCTTCAATTTCCTCGGCATTATCTTTCGGTGGTAAAACTTCAAGTTCATCATTGTCATCTCCTCGTAAATCCTCTTCGTGTAACTCATCTTCTTCTACAATCTCCTCAATAATTATTTCTTCTGGTATATCTTCAAATGTAAATTCTGTTTCTTCAAATTTAAACTCTTCTTCAAGTTCCTCAACATCAATCTCAATTTCCTCTTCAAGAATAATTTCTTCTTCCAAAGGTTTAAGTTCTTCAATTTCATCTTCAGATTCCAAATCAAGTACCATATCATCATCTTCAAAAAACTCTCCTTCGGTATCGTACTCTTCTTCATCAACAATAATTATAACTTCTTCTTCAAGTTCTTCATCTTGTTTAAACATAGAGCCACAATCACCACGCTCTATTTGTGCATCAGTCATATAACAACCATACATTTCTTCGTTAGCTTTACGCTCATTATCACGCTCAACTGTTCCATCTTCTATTTCATGTTCTTGATATTCAGCTTCTGTACCATCATCTAAAACTACAACAAACATTTCAGGCTCAGGTGGTGGAGGTGGTG